GTCTGGTCTTGTGCTTAGGTGTACCCACGGTAGAATACAAAATGTATCTGAAACTTTACTCATATACTGCCTCAAATCGTTGTGTAGAACTTTTATTTTCTTTACAATTTTCTATACACTTAGGAAAAATTCCACTTTTAATATTATAAAATATATTAGTATACCATTCACTATCAAATATATCTTGTATACTATTTGTCCCGTTTAATCTATGATGTTCAGTGCCATTTTCTTTGCTATAACGATCCCATAGATCTTCGAATCCTTTTTTTGTCCCCCACCAACAACACGGTACCACATATCCTTGATGTGTAATATATAAACCTTGATCATCTATTTTACTACTGATACATTTTGGTAAAACTTTAGGTAACACTTTAAAAGTTTCTCCCTTTGGATCTTTTTTATGTTGACTGTTCTCTCCGAAGTTTTTACGTGGACTACCAACAAATTTTACTCTATGAAATCCTTCTTTTTTTGCTATGTCTTCTATTAAGTTAGCTTGGTGTTCATTATGAGCAAAGAAAATAAATTGCCATATTGCACAGCCGCCGGCCGCAATATATGATCTAAAATTATTTTGTGTTTTTTTCCAGTCAACATTTACTCTGTAAATATGGTTAGTATCTTCAAGACCATCTAAACCAAAATTAACAGTTAATCGCCAATTATACTTCTTTGAAAGTTGCCCTAACTCTTTCCAGAATTCTGTATTACGAGTTCCGCCATTAGTAGAAACAGTAATTTTTGGTTTGCTAGGAAATAATTTATCATTTTTAAAAATCCATTTTATAATATCTAACAAGTCTGGATTAGTAGTAGCTTCATCATAATTCCCACACATATGAATTAGTCTTAGATCAGTCCATACATCTTTTGATATCCAACTTTTAAATTTTTCTAAACTGACGTATGTGTCATTAATAGTAACCCTATAGTCCATATCTTTGAACCAGTCATTAACAACTGCTCTTGCACAGGCAGGACATGCGGCATTGCAGTAATTTGACATTTCTATTTGTAATTTTGTTTGATTTTTCACAGGTATTTGCCAACTCATTTTTGTTCTACCATAACATTTTGATATGCTTTATTTTTCGCACAAGTTCTAATACATCTTTTCATGTGTTTATTGTGTTCAGGATTCCAACTATCTGCTAAAACTTTTGTATAGTAAGGATGAATCATTATTTCTTCAATGCTCTTATCTTTTAAACTATTCCAACCTTTACCAAATTCAGCATATTTGTTTGCTATATCTTCTTTACCCCAAAACATACTATCCCACAGATAACAACAAGGCCACATTTCTTGCTGGGCATTTATAAATAATTCTCCGTCATGTACAAATTTACATACCAAAGTGTCAAGAACTGCTTTGTCAACTTTTTTTTCAGCTATAATTTTATCCAATTCAATAACTTCTGACTTCCTTTTGTGTTCCTTGTGTCCTGTTGTAGTAATTTTCTTTTCTTGTATGTTATTCTTTTTACCAAGTTTAGCAATCCACGTGTTAATACTATTACGCATTCCTGTTCTGATGTAAAATTGAAATCCTAACATTTTAGCATGTTCCTTAGCGGCTTCTATTTCATGTTCGTTATGATCAAATACAATGAATACCCATCTATTTTTATTCAGAGGTCCTTTATAAGCATATTTGTTAAAAGCATTTAAATTTCTTTCTATGACATCAAATTTTGTGTTTACTCTGTAAATATGATTAGTTTCTCTGTGGCCGTCTATACATGCCATTAAAATAAAGTTTCTTCCATAGATACCACTTAATTTTCCTAGTTTTTCCCAAGTTTCTATAGGTGCTATTCCAGCATTGGTGCTGATAGTTACCTGTGCTCCATTGCTTAATAGATATTCGGTAATGTCAACTACTTGAGGATGTATCATGGGATCTCCTAACACACCACACAAACTTATATCTTTATCTCTAATATGACGTTCATCTGGCAAAATTCTTTTTAAATCATCAAGACTAAACCTTGTTACTTCTAACCTATGTAAATTTTGCGTTCTAGCACAGCCAGGACATGCGGCATTACAATCACTAGTAATTTCTAGTTCCATTTTTTTAATAAAATCTATATTCATCTAAATTGCTCCGCAAACGGATCAAATTCAACACCACACTTCATTGAACAAACTTTTAACTTTCCTTTATCACAACTTGTTTTGCTCCAACTATTTTGTATATTATCAAATATGCCTGTTTCAAAAACCTTGTCTAATCCATTTCTAGCATCTAACAAATACTTATCTGGTATAAAATCCCATATCTGTTCTACCTTAGGATCTTTATGCCACCATTTATACATGCGGCCAGCTGTCCAACAACATGGTAATGCTAGTCCTTCTGCAGTGATATAAAGGCTATTTTCCTTTTTTACCTTACAGTTTATCTGTGCTTTATCATAATATGAATCTATACTACCATATTTTTCTATTAATTTATCATATTTGCTTATTGCCTTGTTTTGATATTTTTCAACAGGTTTTTTAAGAATTGTAGTTTCTTTTCCTTTTTTACTGATTGCTTGATGCTGTTCTTTCTTAATACTCTGTGAAGAAATAAATCTGCCTGTTTTTTTGGCAACAAATCTTTCAAAGCCTTTTTGTTTTGATAATTGTTCAGCTTCTTCAACTTGATGTTGGTTGTGTTCAAAGACTAAAAAGTCCCAACGAGCCCTACCTCCTGCTTTAATGAACGCATCCATAGATCTTTCTACAGCTTTCCAATTTACTCCTTGCCTATATAAATGATTTGTATCCTCCAATCCATCAACACTAAAAATAACCGCTCCCATTCTTCCAAATGTTTTTGCTAATTTAGCCCACCACATTTCGTCTCTAGCTCCAGCATTGGTATTCATACTCAACCATATGTTAGGATTTTCCTGACGAAAATATTTAAAAATTTCTAATGTATCTTTAGCAATAATAGGATCACCCAAGTTTCCACACATATACATTGTATCTAACTGTTGAATAAATTGTGGTTTAAATATTTTTTTACAATCTTCTAATGTTAATTCATCTAGATTAATATGTGGATTAATTCCTTTGCCATTCATATTACGATCACACATAGGACAGGCCGCTTGGCAATTCTGTGTTACTTCAAGGTGTATGGTCCTGATGTCTTCGTAATTATACATTTGTCCACGCCCTCTGCATTGATAAAACTATTTTTAGTTGTGTTGTATAAAATGCATCTATTCCATGAAATCCTTCTGATACAAACCATGCGTCAGCATCTAAAAATTTAAAGTGATATCCGTTTTTGTTTTTTAATACTGCTATATTTTTTAAATGAAAATCTTGATGTACAAAGAATCTATCATCTGCTAATTCAGTGCTTAATTCCATTGCTGACGTCCATGTATGATTGATACATTTGAATAATCTAACATAATCTGTTTTATTTAAGGTTTTACTCATATGTGGTTCTAATAATTTGTATAAATCTGTGACAATTCCATCTACATACTCCATTGTATACGTTTGGTCGTCTATCTTATCTATTATCTTTACAACGTGCGGAGTTTTGTCTTGGAGTTTTTTATAATTGTTAAACCAATCATCAGTAATGTTTTTTCTTTTTACAGTTTTGATCGCTATGTTATTTTTTTTATCACGTAATATTGTAGATACATCTGAGTTATATATGATATTTTTTTCCATTATTTTACGCCAATTCTCATAAATCTCTTATATTTTTCTAGCTGTAGTTCACCTTCATACAAAAGTGTACTAAATGGAGATATATTTTCGAATTCTTTTAAATCTTTCACACAATTAACATGTTCTTCTAATTCAAAAAAATCATTAATTTGTAAGATTACAAGTTTTCCATTAGGTATTTTCTCATACCATTTATCAAAATTATGTATGTGTTCACAACTAGTATTGATAATTGTATCAGGCGAATCTGTAATAGGTTTGCTCATTGTATTATTTTTGTTGCTCCAAGACTGCCATACATGAGTATCATAATTTATATCCATAATATCTTGTTTAATTGCTTTAAATTTCCAATTATCAATAACCCAAGGCTTGTTAAAAGTTTCAGCAATATTGATACAAGATTCATCTATATCGAAACTTCTAATTTTATCAACTTTAATTTTACTTTCGAATAACATTGTAGCTAACGTACAGTACCAGCCAGCACATAAAAAAACTACACCTAGATCATAATCTATTTTTTGTAATTCTTTTATAAGCCATAGTTTACTTTGTATCTGTCCTCTGCTTATACAATCTTTATCAAACACATCGTTATTTTTTAATTTACGTAATGCTTCAATAATTGCCGTATCTTTTTTTCCTTGAATAATTCTAAACAACGCATATTGATCTTCACTTACTAACGCTTTCCTCAGGTCAGATAAAAAAGAAGACTTCGGATATAATAATTCTAGTCTATCTAGTATTTCATGCGTTTCCATCAAACTGTTCCTTTAACCATTCAAAGTCATTTATTAACCGAAGATCAGACCCCCTAGAAAGGCCAAACTCCATACCAGCGGTAGCGCCTGCCAAAGCGTATTCGCCATATAGTCTATCGTGTCCCACGGTTGTCCAAGTTTTAAGTCTTTCATTTGTTTCCTCCTCTATTTGTCTATCTATAGTTTTACTTGACAGTTTAGCACATTCTCTAAAAGCACTTTTCCAAGTATTGAAGGGATCTGTGTTAAACGCTGTTATATTACTTACTTGGTTCATTACTTTAAATTTATCACTTATGCTGGTAGTCATGTCGTTAGTATTTGTATCCATATCTTTTGTTAACGTAGTTGGAAATAATTTTACACCTCCATAACCATACACAAGGTCATTAATTGGATTCATACATCTGTATACATGGACTAGATCCTGTTCTCTCGTAGTGTATCCAAAATCAAATTCATCTACAATTACAGCATCGCCATCCACGACATAAAAGTAACTTGTCTTGACAAGTTTCGCCGCTTGTACATGAGCATTGTGTATACCTTTTACATTACTCACACGTTTTACTCTATCACCAAAAATACCTACTGTGTTAAATCTTGTATAAAGATCATCAAAATTTTCTTCTGCGTTAGGTTCATTATAGCTTATAAAAACAATATCATACATTTTTACAAATCTCCAAAAATTTTGTGTACTCCGGAAATACTTTATTGAATTCTACATTTCTCCGTTTATCATATTGTTTTGTAAACATATAAAACATTTTTTGAGCTTCTTTTTGTTCTTTTAAAAAATTATCTTTGTTAGAAAGTCTATGCTCAACATCAGATACAATACGTTCTAGCTTAACTGTTTCTATTTGTTTGAACCCGTGGAGGTCTGTATTTTGTTGCATAAATTTTAAAGCAGGTTTTAAATAATCTTCAATTACTTGTTCATTAGCAATTTTGACATCTAAAAATCCAGGATTTCGCACATAAGGAATATCAATCAATATTCGTTGATTGCCTTTATGCTTTCCAAAATAATTTGACTTCAAATATAATACCCAGATCAAAAAAGCCTTGAACGTTGTTAAACTGTAAATATTAAAGGCACACATAAAACTTATTTTACTAGTGGTATTCCTAGCAAAGTATTCAATATTATCTGTAAACAAATTCCAATCCATTCCAAATCTACTGTACTCTGCTTGTGGACCTGTGCTTTCGGCACTTGTATACAAACAAAATTCTCTAATAGCATTAGAATCTTCTAGTTTTTTTATAGACTTTGTAAAAACTTTCCATAGATCTTTGGGAGGACATCCATTGCTATTGATGGCAAACTTTAAATTAGGTTGCGGATGTTCAATAAGATAATCTATTACCCGTTGCGTATGTTTACTTAATAATGGTTCTCCTCCTGTAATACGAAAAGTGTGCATGTGTTTTACTGCTTCAGGGAACCATTTCCAAAACGCTTCAATATAAGGATTTTCTTCACGTTCTGGAATAGGAACCTCATCTGGATCGATCCTGTTGTAAGACCAAACGTCTAAATCATAAGGTCCTTGTGTTTTTATTTCTTCCATCCATTTACTACTGAATGGAGGGCCACAGTAAGCACACTTAAAATTACAAACATTACTAAAACTTATTTCTACATATCTTGGATAAAAGTCTTCATTACCTGTAAATTTACTGATTGTATCATAATCACTCCAACTAAAAGCATCAGCACTTTTATAAACTCTGTCACTAAATTTATCAGTGTTATCTTCAATACGCCAACAGTAATCACACTCAGCTGGACGTTCATTATTAAGCATTTGCTTTCTCACGTTTTTTTTAAATCCTGTGTTATGTAAAGCATTGGGATTATTTTTTAATTCTTGGAGATCAATTCTATGTGCCTTGACATGATGACAACTGTGATTGATCCCAGTGCCTAAATGAATTGTCACTTGTGTCCATTTTGCCAGACAAAATCCGCATCCGACATTATCTAATTTTTGCTTGACTTCACTCGGTTCACCTTTAAGCATTATTTTTCCTGATCAATGAACTGTTGATTTCCGCCTCTGCTTGGATTTTGATAAACAGTTTTAAAGAATGAACTTTGTTCTTCGTTTAAAGGTTGTATTGCTATCGGAATCTCTAGATTATTTACTAGATCACTTCCATGATTAAAGATTTCATTGTGTAAGACATCTTCAGGCATTGAATCTCGACCGGCCCAAAGATTGTTAAGATATTCAAAATCTCTAACATTAACATAGTCCCAATCAGACAGCATAGTCATACAAAGTCCTTCCCTTGCTCCCAATATTGCCCAGTTACCGTTCTCAATGTCAGCACCTACCATTAACCATATCCATAACCTGTGTAAATTTTTCCAATGTCCTTGTAAGAACTGCTCTTTAGTAGGTTTAATTCCTCTGTCAAGTGCCATCTTTACACCTTCACGAAATCCTGCTCTCCAGGCTTGATGTGGTGTTTCATTATTGTGAACATCTGAGTAACAACTATTTTGTTGAATATATTGTACGTCCCAACAAAAATCTACTTGAGCGGATTGATTGTTAGGATCAGCATTTTCATGTGTACGCATATTTAGAACAAATTCTTTAGGCCAGCATTTAAGTCCACCATTACCATACATGAGTCCGTTGATTGTATTCTTTCCGCACCAACTTATAACACTATTGGCTAAATCTGTGTGTTCGTCAAAATCTAAAACTTGGTTTATAAAATCTTGACGTATTGTATTATCACCGTCTACTGTAACAAATCTATCTGTTTCTGAAAGTTCCGCACACGCCTTGTGTGCCGCATCTGAACCTTCTACACCGTGTACACGTTTTGCCCATGGAACTTTTGTAAGTAGATCAGCATAATTTTTTTCAGCATTTGGTTCATCATAACTTAGATAAATTATATCTAATTCCGCAATTTTTAATTTCATTGTATCTCCTCATATACGCAACGTAAAGAATTACTGTCAGTGTATATGCTGTATGGCTCATCTAGATCGGCTTGAAAGCACAACCTTTCACCTACCGTATAATCCACAGATTTTATAAGAAAATGAGGATCATTCTTTTTAGTAATACTGAACATAATATTCGAATCAAACTTTACATTAGATAAGTCTTCAATAGTATTAATATAACACGAATTCTTATTTTTATCAACCGAAAAGATAACATCAAAATATGGATCTTTACTCTTTTCTTTTACTTGATTTAGAGTAAAGCTGTGTTCTATTACATTGTTCTCTAATTTTCTCAATTGATATCTTTTGGAAACAGAACTAAACACTACTTTATAATCTTCCATTTTGTCTTTGTATGTCTTTATAGGAGCTATTTGTTCTTCAGTAACTTCGATAGATTCATAACCAGGATGTGACGAACAAGGCCCTATTGAATATATTTCACCTGTATCAGGAGTAAACGATACATATTGTTTTATCTCAACTTTTATATCAGGCATTGTATCTTCCTATAACGTCTTGACAAAATTTATGTTCAACGTAATGAAAAACACCAAATTGCTGATAGTTTCCTACTTTGAGATTTAAATCTTCATTCAAGTAAAAAGGTAAATCTTCCATCCAAGATTCGTTTGCTACCTTCCAGTCTTGAACACGTGGTTTCATATGGACAAAATTTATAGAAGTAATCTTATATTTTTCTAAACTACTGTTTAAAATTGCTAAGGCATGATTTACATCCATACTTGATACTTTAGGTTTAAGTTTTTTTAAATGGATATCATAAAACTCTTCACTATGTTTACATATAATCTCTAAATTTTTATAGTAATCTAAAGCAATGTTATCTTGTCTAAAAAAATGAAAAGCATTATAGATGTTAGGCAAATTATTCTTAACAAAAACTTGTCTATAAAAATTATTTGTTACGGTATTACCTCTATAAGTTTTAGCATCAGTCAAAAAACCCACACTAAAGCCTTTAAGTGTTTCCCAGATGTAATCTATGTTAGTCAAAAATAATATATCTGTATCTAACACAATAGTTTCCTCATAGGGAGTAACATGAAATACTTTCCAACGATGTTCTGTACTATAAAAACTTTTATCTGATTTTCTTTGTGGCACTTCTATAATTTTATCAAACAAATTTTTATATTTTGTAGGAATAGCATCATTTGTCATTATAGATACATTTGATATATCTTGTGTTTTTTTAATACTGGCCGCACAAAGACATGCCTGCTCGACATAATCGTTGCCTAAAGCTACAAGCATATATCCTTTAGACATTTAGTAACCTTTCCAAACTAAATTTGTTCATCACATGGACATTCATATCTTTTGTTGAAGATAATATATATTCGCCGTGGATATTTTCTTTTTGTAACAAGAATATAAGTTTAGCATCATCTATTTTATGTAACAAATCTCTATCCAATGTATAATACAAAGTTCCTGGCAAGTTTTTAGCCCAGTTTCCCTCCATAAAACCATTCATTATATGAATAGCCATACTGAAAATATGATCGTTACGAAAATTTCTTGACCCTAGATCGAAAACCTTAGCAAAATGACTCCAATTATTTCTTAACGTCTTTAATAACTGGAAGAAAATTTTTGTTTCTGCTGTTTTATTAAAACAAAAAGCAGTTGCCCAATAAAAACTTATACCTTTGTCATTGATATAATCAAATTCAGTGTGTTCTCGCCATGTTGTCAAGTCAGTACAGTCTTTGTATATTTGAAAAGGGTAGTTTGTATCAAACGAATTTTTTAGATCATCGTTACACAAAATAACATCTGTATCTAACACCAAAGTTTGTTTATATGGAGTTAAATCAAAACTGTCTATTCTACCAGCATTATTAAACGCAACATTTACATGAGTATCTGCTCCGTCATAATACCTTTTGTAATTACCAGTAGGTGTTTCTACAGGTATTATCTTATCAAAAAATGTTTTATCGACTTTGTTAGGTGTAGAAGTTACTACCGATGTGGGTAAATCCAAGTACCTTTTAACTCTTAACGCCAATTCTTGGGCTTGTAGAATATAGTTTATTTCACTGTTGTTATTGGCAAAACATAATACACCATTAGACATCTACTAAACCTTCTACGCTACGTTTGGTGCTTAAAGTCTTGTAATCGCCCAAGTATTTGTTGGTCGCATCTGTGTATTGTTGTGTGGCTTTTGTTATAAAATCATCTATATCATTAATTTGTATTGGAGTGTTATTATCATCAATAAGAACTGTTTTGCTACTATTGTTGCTTATCATATAAACAAAGTTGAGAAGTTCTTTTGTAATAGTAAACTTACCATTATCAGAATACATCACAAGATCTCCCAAATACTTTTCATGAAGAATTCGTTTTTGGGTATTTAGAGTAGCAGTAAAATTGGAAAATTCCAACGCTTTTTTTAATGCTTCATCCATAGTTATACTCCTAGTTTACAGTATAACTATTTAATCTTATAGCCCGTTAGTAGTATTGAAAGTTGGCGCTGGTACATTTACAGCGTTGGTGTTATTTGGTCTATTTTGTTGTGCTGTGCTTGTTGTTGTAGCAGTAACAGCTTCATCAAAATTTGGATTTGGTCCTTTATCTTCATTGAATGTTACTCTGAAAAACAAAGTAGCACCACTTTTATATGCTTCAATCAAATAATCGTTAGCACTATACGCACTAGCAGTTTTATTAAAAATAGTTACATATGATCCAGGTAAATTAACGTAACCATAGCTTGTTCCTGTAGAACCATTACTTGTATTACTTCTTCCAAAAACTACAGTACCAACTGATGACATTAAGTTTCTCCAGTCATTGTTGATTGTGCTATTTCCAGATCCTATTGTTCCGCTTAAATTAATAGTTCCGCCAGCATTAAAAAATACACGCATATGATCAGAACCACTTATAGTAGTTGTACTACCATCTCCATTTGTAACTGAATATCCGCCAAAGGTTACTGTAAAGTAATGGTCAATATCAGTTGACCAAGAAGCAGATCTAGAACTTGATGTTCCTGCTTGTAAACCTAAGTTTCCAGCGTTAACACTTAATCTTGATGCTTGAGCTGTAATACTTAAACTTTCGTATTGAGCGTAGCCTTTTTTAGTAGAGTTATTACTATCTTCTATTGTATCTCCAGCTGATGGTGGAGCTATTTCACCAGGTAAACTTCCTGTTTGATGAACTCTTATTTTGGTTAGGTCTGTGTCTAGGTTGACCATATCTTGAGCTGTAACTGTGTTACCTACTACAACAGTCTGACTGGTTACTGCTTGTCCGTATCCTTCGTCTCCTGCTCCTAATCCTAATACTGCCGCTACTCTTGCTCTTATATTATTATATCTTGCCGCGGTGATTGTATCGCCTACTGCCATTTTACTTCCTTATATTTTACAACTTTAAAATACATTCAACTAAAGTCTCTTCGTGCCTGTCGTTGCTTTCTAAAGCTATTCCAACCATGTCTCCGTTTCCTTCAACACTTGCTGTTCCGTTTTCAGCAACATATACAGCTTCACCTTTATTTACCGGTCCTGTAATTCTCACTGGCACTCTTCCGACTAAAGCTACTGCTTGACCTTCAGACTCTGAATTCATCAAATAAGCAGGTTTAGTACTGATTACTCCTATACATGTAACATCACCTTCTGCCGCTGTAGCTTCTTTTTCGCCGCCTATCATCATGAGTGTTCCTACAGGATACTCAATATCTGTTACATATTTTTCTGCCAAGTCAGCATATCTAGCCTGGGTTGAAATTCCGTTAAAAATATTTGCCGCTAAATTACCACTTGAATCTCTTACAGCTACCGTATTATTTGTAGCACTAGTATCACCTGTTCTAAAATTACTTCCAACTTGTAAATTGGTAGCATTTGTAGCTAATCCAATAAATGATGTAGCATACATTGATCTAAATTTAAAATTGGTGTCACCTATGTCAAAAGTAGTAGTAGATGTAGGAATTAATCCTGCCGCCTGTACATGGAAAGGTTCTGTTGTAACTCCTCCACTTGACTTTACTTTGAATCTAATTTTCTGTCCTACAGTATTATCTATTACTGCTTCATCACCAGATCCTGCTGTGTCAATCTTGACAAGTAGATCGTTAGCATCACCAACTGTAAATCCAGCGTCTTTAAATCTTACTATGCTGTTAAAATTAGCCGCTCCTGATAATGCGTAATCACTTGCTGGTAAACCATTTAATTTATCAGAGTTTGTAGCAGTACCATAAAATCTAAATGCTCCACTTGTTACTCCGTCGGTTCCTGATGTAGTATTTCTTAATGTTAAACCTTGTCTTACAACATCAAATCCTGTAATAACGTTTGTTGGATCAGTAGAATCTATAGTAAATTCTGAATTACTAATAATAAAGACAACTCCGTCTTCTACAGTACCTTTAATAATTGTTCTGTTATTTTGACTAGAATCTCTTACTTGGCCAGTTACCATAGCAGAAACTGTAGCACCAATACTTTGTGGACCAATTAAAACAAAGCCCCCAGCGGCATTTTGTGCGTACAATTGATTGTTACCGCTATCCCACCAAAAATCACCAGTGGTTAATCCAACAGGCTGTGTTGAACTTACTTCTGCTCCGCCTGTGGATCTAAATTTTGTACCATCGTAAAACTTTAGTTTGCTTCCTGAACTATCAAACCAAATCTGCCCTGTTAAAGGTGATGCTGGTTGATTAGCACTTGAAAAGTTTTCAAGTAAATGTACAAAGTTTTCGTTCTGTATTTCTCCGTAGCCAGCATAGTTCTTACCAACTAGCTTAAGAGATGTGCTTTGATCAATAGTACCATCTTCAACAGTTGCTAACTGCGATCCGTTTGTTAAGTTTATTACGTATGCCATCTATAACCCCTAATATGTTATATGTATTTATATTAAATTGCCCGGAGTTAGGTCTTGTACATAACCCCAGCTACCCCCACTTATCCTAAATAATTTCAAAGATCTTTGTACTGTAGATGTAATAGCACCAGTAACATCGTTAAATGTTGCGTCTCCTATTACTGATACACTACCACTATCACTTCCACCACCGTCTAATTGTTGTACAACTACTAAACTTTTGTTAAAACTTGCGTTCAAGTTGGCCGCTTCTAGTGTTGCTGTAGCACCAGTTGTTGCTGTACAGTGAACTCTAGCTTCACAACCTTCTACTTTTCCTCCTGCTGGAGCAATATCTTGTATGATTGTTGCTATATTCGTATTTAAATTACTGCCTGTTCCTAGCCCTGTAATATCTAAAGCTAAAGCAATAACTTCTGTGCCTACTGCTGTATCTACATAATTTTTTGTTGTTACATCTGTTGTTCCTGTTGGATCTGCTACTCCACTAATTTTTCTCGGTGTAACAAAATTCATGTTACCTGCTAGTGTAAGATTAAGTCCATTTCCACTACCGTCAACAACTCCTGTGCTTACTCCTATACCGCCGGTAAAGCTGATGTTTCCTATATTAGCAGTAGTCAAATTACCAATGGATGTAATACCTGGAGCATCTGTACCACTGATAATAGTAACACCGTTAAATTTTAATCCACCAGTTCCGGTAAAGTTAACACTATTTCCTGTTGTCCATGCGTTACTAGCCTGTCTCCATAAAAATTCTTTGTCGCCATCTGATGATTTAACGATGATACCAGCAGAATCTACCTGTGTATCGTTGAGTAACGTACTATCAGAACCTAATCCAAGTTCAATATTCTTATCTTCTACTCTTAATGTAGCAGAATCAATAGTTGTAGTGGAGCCTGAAACTGTTAAGTCACCTGAAATTTTCATATCGCCAGTGACATCTAATGTAGCACTTGGACTTGAATTGTAAATACCTACTCTATTGTTCGCTGAATTAATTGTAACAGCATCTCTTTTTCCCAAGCTGGTTGTCATTCTGATAATGTAGTTTTCTCCACTAACATTATTTTCTGATACAACACCTAGGTTTGTTACTTTCAATTTT